TTAGTTAAAGTATGATAGCGTGCTGTTAAATGTGTTCCCCAACAGCCTACCCTTTCTTCTCTTGAAACTCATGAATCCGTTTTTCATGGTAGGGGGGGGGTGGGGTGAGGTGTTGGGTTTAAAAGCATTTTATCAGAATGAAGTAATGGAAGATCACATTGTTAATTTTATAAACTCACAGAATAACGAACACAAGCAAAAGCTTATTGAATACTTCAACGTATATACTTCAAAAGATATGGATGAATTTGCTGAGAGACGCAAGAAACTTGGTGGAAAGAAATTTCTTGAACAGAAACTGTTTTTTCAGAATTTTTTAATGACTATTTTACCAGTCGATGATATTTTGAAGAAAGTTGAAAGTGAATCTCAAAGTCATTCCACTTAATTAATGAATTATTGAACAATGTTCGGAGGGTATTGAATTCAGAAAAATTAAAACTATTTAAAACTACTAAAAATTATCTATATAGTAAACAATGGATATTCCGATTGGATGGAGACTTGATGATAAATGTAGATATACATGTGTATGTAACCATTTTAGAACTGAAAATCTTGAAGAAATTAGTTCACATATGTCGGAATTTGAAGGATATTGTTTGAGAGGTTTAAGATGTATGAATGAAGATAAATTTGAATGTATATGTGGAGAGGAATTTTTAGAAAAAAAGAATGATAGATCTACAAGATGGCAAGCATATGAACATGTTTGTGAACAAATGGAAGGAACAATTCAAAAATGTATCAATAGATTTCGAAATAAATGCGAAAAATGTAATTTACAATTAGATTCACCATCAGCACTAAAATTACATCTTACTACAAAATCACATCTTAATTTCGAAAATAAAGTTGATTTACATTGTAGGGTTTGTGATATTCATTATAGAGGTCAAAAAGAAATGATAGCACATTTAAAAACTAAAAAACATAGCAAAAGGTTAGAACTTATTTATGATTTGATTTAAAATTTAAAGTTTGCTAATATTTCTGCTAGAAACGATAGGTCACAATCAAATTTACAATCATAACACATATCTGAATCAATTGTTACTTCATTTTCGCAGAATAAACAGTATTCACATGGTCCGTCGTGATCCATATTGACTATTCCAATCTTATTTATAATAAATCTGTTTTTGTCTGATTGAAGTAATGGGAGAGGACATATCTATTGATATAAAGAAGTTGAATGGAGGATACTTTCCTGTAAAATACTTTAAAGGGTTATCATCACGAAGAAAAACTCAGAGAAAAAAAGAGATTGCTAAATTTGGAAGAATGTCTTTTAAAAATCCAAAAGCGTATATAGGATTTTCAACAGATAAAGGTATTAAAACAAGACGATCAGGTTACACTTCAAAATTTAAGAAACTATTTCCAAATGCAAATTCCTTAGAAGAAAAATCAAAAGCAACAGGTGTTCCTTTAAAATACATAACTGAATCGTATAATCGAGGAATGGCTGCGTGGAGAACAGGACATAGACCTGGTGCTACACAACAACAATGGGGATATGCAAGAGTACACTCATTTTTACTTCGTGGAAAAACATATCATACCACAGATAGCGATTTGGTAAAAGAAGCAAAAGAAAAATCAAAATCAGCAAACGAATGGTGGTCTAAACATAATTTTAGAGGTTAAAAACGGATTTATTATGAATAAATAAAAAGATCTTAAACATCGTATAAAATGCCAATATGTATAGCATTCAAAAAAGACGGATGTCAATGTACAACAAATGCATTGGAGAGGAGAGGCGATGGTTCTCGATGTGGAAAGCACTATAATAGTCTTTTAAAATGTGGTCCAAATCAAACAGAACTAAATGAATTAGAATATAGACAAAAAAAAGAGATCAGTGATTTCACCAAGGCATTCTTAGATAATCTTGGCGTTCACCATTTAGGTGAACTAAATAATGAAAATTTTCGTAGACATCATGTACAACATGAACAACTAAGATTGCGTCATAGAGTTGAACGAAATATACTGTTGACTAGACAACAAGACGATATTGATATTACTGGTATAAATCCAGACGCAGAAGCAATTCAACGTCGTCGTGCTGCGTTACTTGCTCGTGTTGATGCGTTAGCTGCTCGTCGTCGTCAACAACACCGATTTGATAACATAAGAATACATATATTAAGACTAGATCATCAAGAACAAAATATACCTATTGAAATACACCCTCTTCCACAACAAGAGAGAAATTTAGAGAATATTGTGAATGATAGACAGAACGTTCATACAACAGAAGTTGTTCGACAAACAAAGGAGATTGTTGAAAGGATTTGTAGAATTCCTGTTCCTGAAGAATATCGATGGCATCCTATAAATTCTTCTAGAACTCCATTTGAGATTGGATTAGAGTGTAAACTTTCTCAGTCAGCGGCTTGGCAGATGATAAGCCAATATGCACAAGATACTGCTATATACGATATAGAACCTGGAATTTATGGAAAAGTTCTTGATTCTATGTGGCAATATGTAAAAAATTCATCTGAAAAAGAAAGTTTATGTGCGATTATCAAGTCTGAATTGGAAGATAATGTTGGAATGTGCGCACAAGGAAATCTAAGTCGAATTTGTAATGTTTTGGCAGGAGTTATGGAAGGTGTAGGATCTCAGGAATCTTTATCAGAACGTCTTGGTAGATTGTTTGGACCTTTACTTGAAATAGATAGTCAAGAAGAACGCACACAACAAGGTTTGAATATTCTGAAAGAAAATAACGTTCCGAAAGATGAATGGGTGAATTGGTTAGATGGTTTAGTTTACTAATTATTTTAAAACAAAAACATTAATAATAAAAATGGAGAGAGAAGATAAAAGTATACAATCTATGATTTTAAAATTAGAAAGAGAACAAAGAACTTGGTATCCTTGGCATTGTTCTAAAAAGGTATGCACAGATCATATGTGTAAAACAAGAAATGAAAAAATAGAAGAAATAAGAACGACACTTTTAGCATTAAAACGTTATTTAATTATAAAGTGATCTCCAAGTTTCTGTTTCTTTTTTATTATAATCACAAAGTATCTTTTTAACTACGGTTTCTGTTACTGTTAATGGTAAATTAATATCCATATAAAATTTATAATCGCGCATACTTTCATGTTTAGTTATTCGTAACATGTTAATACGAGTCATCATACTTTCAACGGTTCTAATTAAAGTTCTAACACCTTTTTCATCAGATGAATATTCAGAAATGATATATTTTAAAGCTTGATCTGTTAGAACAACATCTGTTCTTGAAAATCTTAATCTTTCTAAAATTTCTGGAAGTATATAATCTTTTAATATAACAATTTTTTCGGATTCAGAATATCCGGAACAATGAATAACTGTCATACGATCTCGTAAAATAGGATGAACCTTTTCGATATCGTTAAACGAAAACACAAACAAACACTGAGATATATCAAAATCAACACCTGTGAAATACCTATCATGAAATTGTGTGTTTTGTGATCTATCAGTCATATGAATCATCATACTTATAATTTCATCTCCTTGTGGAGTTGTGGATACTTTATCAAGTTCATCAAAATACATAACAGGATTCATAGCTCCTGCGTGCATAAGAGAATCAACAATACGACCCCACGTTGAACCTTCGTAAGTATAGGAATGTCCTATAAAATTAGCAATATCAGAAGAACCACCAAGAGTAAAGAATTCAAATGGACGTTGAAGAACTTGCGCAATGGCATTTCTAGCAAGGGATGTTTTGCCAACTCCCATAGGACCGTGTAAGGCAATAACATTACCAACAGAAGAAGGGTTAACAAGCCATTGAGAAATAATTTGCATTATTTGAAGTTTGGCAGGTTCTAATCCATAAATATGAGTATCCATATTTTTTCTTGCTTTGACCATGAAATCAGTACATTTTTGTTGACCATCAGATAATTGAACAGGTAATGGAACTGTTTTTCCAAAAGGAATTTTCATAAACGCATCAATCCATAATCGAAGTTTATTACTTTCTCCACCTCCTTCTGCACTCATATCGTATAAAACATCTAGTTTTTTTACAACTATTGATTTTAAATAATCAGGTATTTGAAGTTCAAGAATTCTAAATTTTTGAGGTATTTGGGAATCACCAATACTTAATCCAGAAATACGATTCATAATATCAAGTAAATTTTTTTTGGATGTAGGTGATTGTTTGTTATAATATGCCAATTCAGTCGAATTTAATTTTATAGGAGGTTTTGCTTCAGTTATTCTTTTTTTCTTTTGTTCTTTTGGTTCATCTTCAACATATTTCTGAAAGAAATATTTAACAAATGCTTCATTAACTTCAATTTCTTCATTTGGATTATAATCAGAATCATCTTCATCGTCAGACATCTCAACAACTAAAATATTTTTAGGTTTAGAACTATCATCGTCCACCCAATTTGTCCCATCTTCAACTGTTTTTCGGCGACGGCGTTGCTTTTTAGGGGGTGGTTGATTATCATCTATATTTTCAGAAACAGTTCTGCTTCTTGCCGCTCTGGTTTTTTTAGGGGGCATTCTTGCCTTTTTAAAAGTAATAAAAAGAATATTCATTTTCCATCAATATAATAATGTCAGTTCTTGCATTAAAGACTTTCCCTGACGGTTTTCCAAACGATGTAAACGATGTATTAAAAGCTATGTCTTTTACGAACGGAAAAGGTGTAAAACTTTCAGGAAGTATGGCTATTAGATCACAACTTTATGCTGGCGATTATGATGCAAGTGAAAGAATTGAAACACATGGTTCAAAAACACATGCTGTAAGATCCTTAGTTCGTAATTTTAAAAGCGTGTTAAAAAAGGTTAAAACCTTACCAAATACATTTATTGGTGATATTAAATCGGGTTCAGTTGAAGAATGGGTAATTATTCAGGAACCGTATAATTACGAATATTCGATCCAAAAACTTGAAGAGTTATTCAAAAAAGGAATAATTGATTCTGAAAAATATCACGAAGGAACTAAACAAATTAAACCTCATATTACAAATTTAGAATACCTTGCACTAAAAAGAGATTTCAGACCTAATATTATTCGTTGGAAATTTCACGAAGTTATGAAAGGACATAAAACGTTAATGGATGGTCGTAAATATACTTTGGAAGAAGCCTTTGAATCTCCTGTAATAACAAAATTGGATGTTATATCTTGGGTTCAAAATAATAGATTTACTGATTTTTCAATGATTTATATTTTCAAAAATAACGGTAAAAAATTGAATACAGTTGAAAGGAATACAGAAGAATCGATTCGTGAAAATATATTTATGTTACATCATGAAAAAAAATATTTCAAAATGGCTAAACGTATATTTTCATTAGCAAAATTTAATAAAAACTATACAATTTTGAATAAACTTTTACCTTTATTTAATGGAGATGCTGGACGTATATATAGTTTATATAGTGATATTGGAACATTAGAAGATCTTTTAGAATTAGCAGAAAATGTTCCTTATAACAAAATTGAATTTGAATTAGATCAATTTAAAGGAAGATTATCAAACATTTTATTAGAAAGTTATATTTCAAAAGAAAGTCGTATATTTGCGTTAATTGATAAACTTGTGAATATTCGTAGATCCGTATATTCAAAAAAGTATGTATTAAGTCTTCTTGAACAAATCAAGGAAATTCTTGAACATGTAATGAATGCGTATACAAAAGGATATCTCTTAAAAGAAGGAATGTTTTTTAACTATTAAATACCACCATTAAAAAACGCATTACCTGTACAAGTTGTGCAAGTAGGAGTTAATCCTTGTTTATAACTACCTTCAAGATAATCTAGACGCATACCAGTTCCTTTAATAAACCCTAAATTATTTGTTTTTTTAATATTAGCATCGTTTCGAATTCTAATTTGTTTTTTATAAGAAGCATAATCTGACGCATCACGAATTTGTAATTGTGAATAAGGATATCCACTAACAGTAGTAGCATTTGGTCCACCTGAACTCATTTTATATATAAGAAGACAAATGAAACGAAGAGATTTTATAAAAGTCGTTCTTTTTATAGGATTAGTTTTTGTTATTGGATATTTACTTAATAACAAAAACAGTTTTATTATTGAACATTTAACAGAAGCTCCACCTTCTTTAACATCTCTTCATGAAGAAACAAAAGATTTGAAAAAAGAAATATCTAAGGTTTCTTTAGAATTAAAAGAAATGAAAACTAAATCAGAAGCAGGTGCTCGTCAAGCAGAAGGTGCAATGGCACAAATCAGTGCAGCAAAAACAACTTAATGACCTGTCCAAAAACTCATATCAAAATAAGGTGGTAAAGGACCATCAATATCATTAGGATCAGGTTTAGGAACTGATTTCATAGCGTTTTGAACTGAATCTGGTTTTAATAAATACGAATAATATTGTAAGTTTGCTATTTTTCCATCAAATCCTCCGGCAATTCCAGTACTTACAACAGAACTATTTTGTTTAGGTACTTGAACGAGAGAATGATGAGTGTGTAAAGTTCCATTAATATAAATATCAACAGAATCTTGATCTACGGCAATAGCAACATGCATCCACTTTTTAGCAGGAATGTTTGGAATGGGTATAACTTCTGTTCCACCAAATGTATCTAGTTTAACTAATAATGAATTTGTATTTCCGTCAATGAGTAGAGCAGGACACATAGTTTTTAAATCTTCCGAACCTTTATTAAAAATAACTTTTTGTTGTCCGTATCTATACGCAAAATCATCGACTTTTATCCAACAAGTATATGAAAAAGTAAGTCCTTCTTCTTGATTTAAAGATCTTGGAAGATCAACTTGACTTTTTGAATGTTTTTTTCCGTCTTCAATTGTATCTTGAAGAGTTGTAGATGTTGTTGGTGTTCCTGCTGATGAACTTAAATACCAATACGCAAATCCTACAACTGCTAAAGCAATTATAAATGAAATTATAATTCCTATCATTATCTATTTAAAATGGATTTATTTTGTATTAATTTCCAAATCTCTAGAATGAATATATTCTTTCTACATTGGAGTCCTCGTATAGCAGCAGAATATCATTGTGATAAACATGTTGTAAAAATGATTATAGAAACTGCGCAAATGTTATATTCGGCACATTGGATATTAAATCCTGAAAAATTACCTTTAAACGCTTACAAATTAGCTCATAAAAACCATCCTTGTTCTATATGGACTCGCACATCTTTAGGAAATTACTTATGGTTGTGTTCGTTAGGAGTATGGTTATGTCATGAATATACACATAGATATGGAAAAACACATAAGACACAAGCACATATAGAATGGTTAATAAAAAACTGTCCAAAATTTGATAGAATGAATATGACTATACCAGCACAAGCAATGCCAGATGAATACAAAAAAGAAGATTCTATAGAAGCGTATCGTATATTCTATACTGAATCAAAACTAAAACAAAGAGGAATTGTTAAGTATACAAAACGTGAATGGCCTGAATTTCTTAAAGTTCCTTTGTAGATATAACACCACTCCAAGCAAATAACCATAATCCAGAACTCTCACATTTTTGAATTGTTTTTTCAGATAATTTATTCCTATCTTTTGTTTTATACTTTTCATTTAACAAATCTAATCTAGTCATTAATTCAGGTATTGGAATACTTAATTCAGTATGAATACGATAAATTTCATCTGTAAGTTTATCTCTATTAAAATTTGGTCTTTGTGGTCTTCCTGAATTTGATTCAAGAGACGAATATTTCTTTCTAAATTCAGTTACTGCTTTTTCAATATCTCCTCGTAAAGTAGATTCGTTCTCAATAACATATAAATCAGGAACACATACAGATTTATTTAATCTACGAAATTCATGTGTTACAGATTCATCCGTAGCATCCCATACAATATCAACTAAAACAGGAATATCTAATCCTTCAAGAGCTAATCTTCTATGATTTCCTTCAAAACAAACTAATCCTACTCCTGAAATATACGCTAAATTCAGAACTCCATCCATTCTATGAAATTGGACCATCCATTCACGAATTTCAGGAATACGAGTTATATCAGGAGGACGATTAAATTTCCATTGTTTAACATCTAAAGTTTTGTATTTATCCATTGGAATGCTGTAAACATTCGTATTTGAAATTTGATTTTCTTGTAAATAAGATTTGATTGCCGCAGACATTCTTAAACAAAAATTATTTATTTAAAATCAATTCCGTTTTACTTAAAAACTCCATTCCTTAACTTTCTTTCCTGTTACATCATGTATTCCAAATTTAACAGAGTATCCTGTTGCTTGTTGAGTTGTTGAAGCCATAGTTTTATTTCTACAACTTGTTCCAGCAGACCAAAAAGCATTAACATCTTCTGGAACTAACATTTTTGAAAAATGTTTAAAATCGCAAATATATCCAGAAAATCCACCTTGTGGAGTTAATTGAATATCACCCAAACAAGGTTTAGGAACTCCTGATAAAAAGCAAGACTTAACTAATTTTCCATCAATATACACATCTAAATTACGTCCAAAACATGTAACACTTACAGAAAACCAAGTTTGAAGAGGGATATTAGGAACCGTACAAACAAATACATCATCCGAAGAACCTGAATGTCCAGCAGGAGCAGGTTGGGCTTTGGATGATCCACCTTGTGCATTGGGAAATACAGAAACACTTACTACTAACGAATTCTCTGTTGGATGTAATGTAATTTTAGGATTTAAAATAGAAGGATTTGTAGCGTCTGGTCTTTGTAAAACTATTTTTTCTTTACCAAATCCATAATTCCAATCTTTTACGAACATCCACCATTGCATTCCATACGCGCCACCTTTTAATTCAGAATCACGAATTACCATAGCAGTATTTGGTTCAAATCCTTCTTTTTGTATAGGAGGACCTGATAAAGGAGCACTACTTCCTGGAATTGTGGCAGGTGTAGTAGCATCATGATCACCAGATAAATTTCCACTAGCTGGACCAACTAATGTTTGGTATATAGTTGGAGGAGTGGCTGTTTGAGCTGCTTGATTACGAGCTAATTGTATTTCATTTCTTCGTTTCGAAAAGAAAATATTGGGCCAATCATCAGGAGCCGTAAAATCGTAAATGACTATACCTACAACTACAAGAACAGCTAATCCAAGTAACCATATAATAGGAGTATAAAAAGAAGAAAGAGCAGCTTTTGTTGAAGTTACAGCACTTGCAACTGCTGATGAAGCCTTTTGTTGTGCTTCGGTTAATTGTCTTTGAACTTCAGCAGCATCATATTTAGCTGTTGAAGTATCTAATTTAAATGCTGGAGTTGGTGGAGGTGGTTTTGAAAACAATGAACCCATTTGTTAAATATAGCGAAGTTAAAAACGGACAATATAACAGTTAAATTATGGAGAAAACAATGTATTGTAATAACTGTGGTGAAAAGGGACATGTATTTAAATCGTGTTCAGATCCTGTAATATCGTGTGGAATAATCTTATTGAGAGGATTATACGAACCTTTAAAATTACCTGTTGAAGCTTGTACGATAAGTGTACTTATGGTACGAAGAAAAGATAGTATGTCTTTTATGGAATTCGTAAGAGGAAAATATGATTCACGAGATACAGAATATGTGAAAAGACAGATTTTAAATATGACGGTTGATGAACAGAGACATATTGTAGAAGATGATTTTGAGAAATTATGGAAAAAACTTTGGGGAGAAAATAATGATAAGGATTCCGTAGAATATATTACAGCAAGAGACAAATTCAATAGTATTGATCGTAAAAAAATAGTAGATTCTGTTAGATCACAATTTAATGAACCAGAATGGGGATTTCCGAAAGGTAGACGAATGAGAGGAGAGACAGATGTAGAATGCGCAGAACGAGAATTCTTTGAAGAAACGAATATTCCAAAGGATTCTTATGTGATTCTTGATGTACATTTTAGTGAAACTTTCACAGGGACAAATAACATCACGTACAAACATAAATATTTCGTGGCTCTCTTAAAAGACTCATCGTTATTTAATTTAAGACAAAAGTTGACACCAGTCCAAAGACGTGAGATTTCCAGAATAGGATGGAAGACTTTGACAGAAAGCAAGAATATAACTCGCCCACATTATACAGAAAGGAAAAAAATGATTACGGAATTAGAACGTGGAGTTTCTCTTGCTTTCAAGTAAATGGATTATAAACTAGTAGCACTTTCATTGGCTTGTGTATACGGAACTCTTTTAATTTCTGGAACAATTGTGTCTTTGTTATCCAGTCAATTACATTGTTCAAAAATAGGTGTAGGTGAAAGTTTTTTACAAGGGGCAATATTTGGAGTGATACCAACAATTGTATACGCTTTGGCTGTAATTTTTTTAATGATACGTAAACCGTTTTCAAATACACTCCAATCTTTTGGAATACCCGAATCTTATTCACCTGTTCTTGGTGTTGGTTATTTGGTTATGTTAGCATGTTGGATATCTATTGTTAATAACATGCACAAAACTATAAAGAATGTATGTAATCCTGATGTAAATGAAATGACAAGATTTAAAAAGAATTTACTTGAAAAAATAGCTGAGAAGGAACGTGAAAAGGAAGAGAATGCGGAAAAGAAATCATAATCTGTATTTTATTAACCATATAACTCCCATATAGGATACAACAGCAAACATAAACATCCACCACCAAACAGGGAATATGGTACATTCACGTTTACCGACTCCAAATGGTCTAATTCGACCTTGTTCTCCAAATGCAACACTTGGTTTTAAGTATAAAAATCCTGCTACTAAAAAGAGGTAGATTGCGACCATCCATAATTTGGGATTTTTGCGGAGTATCTCTTCCATTATGATTTCCGTGTCAAAAATAAGTAGAATGTTTGTCCTACCAAATCGAAAAGCATTCTCGGACTCTATAACTCGTATTTTTCTAAAATATCGTAAGACCGACATTGACCCATTATCAGAGGACGCGGGGGAGGATTTATGCCTACAACGTGGAGACGCAAAAAACTCACGAGAACTATTTTCTTACCAAAAAATCGTAAGAGAATATCTTTTAATGGAAACTCCTTATCGTGGACTTCTTTTATATCACGGTCTTGGATCTGGTAAAACATGTTCTTCTATTGCAGTAGCCGAATCATTACTAACGACTAAAAAATGTTATATTATGTTACCAGCTTCTCTAGCAGATAACTATAAGGGTGAGATTCGTAAATGTGGAGACCCAATTTATGCATTTGAACAATATTGGGAACCTAAAACCATTTCATCAAAAGAAGATCGTGAACAAGCAAAAGGATTTGGTATTTCCGAAAAGTTTTTGGATACACATGGAAGATTTTTCATAACAACAGTTGGAAAAGAACCCAATTTTAAAACTTTATCCTTAGATATTCAAAAAGGTATTCGTGAACAAATTGATGATATACTGAATCAGAGATTTACGTTTATAAATTATAATGGTATTTCATCTTCAAATATAGATACAATTTTACCTCCTGAACAATCTACTCAATTTGATGATACAGTTGTAATTATTGATGAAGCGCATAATTTAATAAGCTATGCTTTAAAAGACACAATTCGAAAGAAATTATATGATCGTATTTATGCTGCAAAAAATTGTAAGGTTGTTTGTTTATCAGGAACACCTGTAATAAATAGACCACAAGAAATTGCTTTTTTGATGAATCTTTTACGTGGACCTGTTGAACGTATAACTCTTCCAACAAAATCGGCAATGGCTTGGGATGAAGCAAATATGACTTCCTATTTTAAGAAAATGAAAGACGTAGATACAATTGAATACAATTCCGTGAAACGAACGATTATGCTAACAAGAAATCCTCCATTTTTTGAGACACAATATAATGAAAAAGGAGAACGAACATCTGTAAAATACAATAAAGATTTCAAACAAAATCCTAATATTAAAGAATGGGCGAAAGAATGGAAATCTGATTTTGAAAAAGAATTGCCAGGAATTGAGATATCTGAACCCGAAAAATATATAGTAGAAGATCTTCAATGTCTTCCAACCGAATTTGAAGAATTTGCGAAAATGTTTATTGATGGATTATCTATGAAAAATTCTTTATTGTTTAGTCGAAGAATTCAAGGTTTAGTTTCATATTTTAAAGGTGCAGATGAAAGATTATTACCTAAACGTCTTGAAGAAGAATCAACACTTGTAAAAATTCCTATGTCGGAAGAACAATTTCAACGGTATCTTGAAACAAGATGGATTGAAGTTCAACGTGAATCAAGAAAATCACGTAATCCATCTTTAAATGAAGATTTTGGATCTTTTCGAATGACGTCAAGATTAGCGTGTAATTATGCGATTCCACAAGAACTTCGATTTGTTATTCCCGAAGGAACATCCGAAGATGAATTGAATGATAAACCTGAATTAGCAGATAAATCTGATGTAATTGAAAAATTAAAAGCGGATCCAGAAAGATTTTTATCGGATAAAGGTCTTGAAAAATATTCACCGAAAATGTTGGCTATGTTAAAAGACTTAAAAGCAAATTTAGGAGATCCTGGTAAATTTAACAATCAATTTGTATATTCACAGTTTCTTTCCTTAGAAGGTCTTGGAGTATTTACTGCTATTTTAGATCATAATGGATTTCAACCCTATAAATTACAAAAAAATCAAGCAGGATTATGGGAAGAATCATCTGAAATGAAAAAGGATGTTCCTGCTTATGCATTATTTACAGGAGGAGGTGGAGAAGAACGTGAACTTTCACGTCAGATATTTAATCAGGATTATTCAGACACTTTCCCTCAATCACTAAAAGATTCTATAAAGGATCATCGTCTCTGTGTATTTTTGGGTTCAAAAGCTGCGGCAGAAGGTATTACATTAGCAGATGTGCGTCGAGTTCATATTATGGAACCTTATTGGAATCCTGCGATTATCGAACAAGTTATTGGAAGAGCTATACGTATATGTTCGCATCGAAAACTTCCATTAGATGAAAGAACAGTTGTAGTAAAACTTTATATGACTGTATTTAGCCCAGAACAATCTGTAACATCCGAAGGATTTAATATTGTTCCAATTCGTCGAAATGATATGACTTTAAAAAGGTATGAAGGAAATGAACCTCGTGAAACATTTATGACATCCGATGAATATTTATATGAAGTTTCCTATGAAAAAGGACGTATTATTAAAAATATAAGTCATCTTTTAAAACAATCAGCAGTAGATTGTGAAATTCATCGCAAACTACATTCAAAAGAACGACCAGTAATTCAATGTATGAGATTTGATACAAAAACAAAAGGAGATGATTTAGCTTTTAAACCAAGTTATAAAATAGATGAATTAGATAAATCTTATATACGAAACATTCAACGAAAAAATCGAAGACTTCAAATAATTAAAGTAAAAGAGTTATTATTTGTTATAGATCCAGATACGAATGAAGTATTTGATTATCCTTGTTTTATTGAAACAAAGAAACTTTTAAGAATTGGTAATAGGATATCTCAAACAAAGATTGAATTTTTTACCTCAGTAATTTCATAATATGGCTTCTAACATTCAACGTGGAACTGTAAAATTAGATGCGAGTGATTGGACTCGTCTTAAAAGAATTGGTGGTACAAGAGGAATAGAAACTGTAATTTCAACTAATAAAGATATAACAAATCCTCAACCTAAATCTACTGCTCTTGTAAACACGAATAGTTTAGCATATCCTGGATTTGGAACATCTCGTATTCGAAGACCTGCCTCGAATTGGATAGATTATAAAGCATTTAATTCATCTGATTATCCAATACAAAGTAATCGTGATAATAATGCGGTAACTGTTACAATTAATAGATTATGTGTTTGCGCTACTTCATCGTATACAAAACAAGGAATATGTTCTTTGTGTAGTAAAGTCTAAACAATCAAAACTATGAAACATATAATAGGATGCCTGGAGGATTAATGCAATTAGTTGGTAAAGGAGCACAAGATGTTCTTATTACAGGAAACCCTTCCTTTACTTATTTTAGGTCAATGTATAAACGTCACACAGATTTTGCAATGGAACATTTCCAACTATATTTTAATTATAGTGAATTAAGTCTTCCTTCTTCAGGAAATATAACTTTAAAAACAAAGGTTGATCGTAATGCACAACTTTTACATGATTGTTATTTAAGTGTTACAATTCCTGATATTTATTCGCCTATCAATACATCTACAAGTAGAGGATATGACTTTCAATGGGTTAAAAATTTGGGGTATAATATGATTAATTATGTAGCAGTAACAATTAATGGATCGGAAATAGTTAGACATACAGGTGAATGGATGAAATTATACGCTGCTTTAAAATTTGATAAAAACAAAAAGGATGTGTTGAATACCATGGTCGGAAATACAGTGGATTTATATGATCCTGCGAATGCTTACGATAGATTAAATCAATACCCAACCGCAATATATAATACAAAAACTCCCGCTCCTTCTATTTCCGGAAGAGTTCTTTCTATTCCTTTACATTTTTGGTTTTGTGAAATGATTGGTAATGCTTTACCACTTATTGCTCTTCAACATTCCGAAGTTTCATTTATAGTTGAATTAAAAAATATGTATCAATTATTTACTATACGAGACACTACAAAATCTACGTATACAAGAATTGCTCCTCCAAATACTTTACCAATGTCTACATTTCTATCTCCTCCAAATTTACAACAACAACCTGCGAATCCCCAATTAAAAACATGGAATTTAGAACCTTTTATTGAAGCAAATTATATATTTGTTTCGGACTCTGAGATGGCTCATATAGCAAAAAATGAGCATTCTTTCATTATCACAGATATTGATTCGGTGACTATGGATAATCAATATGGTGTAGGAGAAGATATTGAATTGGGAATGACCAATTTATGTACACGAGTTGTATGGGTTTCACAAAGAAGTGATCGTATTCTTCAAAACGATTGGGATAACTATACAAATTGGGAAAATCCTCAAAAACCTCCATTACAGACAAATTTACCACCTCCCATATATTCGTCCGGAGACCAATTACCTAGTGGAGTTTCTCCTAAGGATATTCTTATCAGTTCAAATATTGTTTTAGATGGAAAAGACAGATTCTCGGAAAAATTGGTAGGATTTTTTAATGGTATCCAACATTATCGTCATCATACTGGTACATCAACCACAGAATTACCTGGTGTATACGCGTACTCTTTTGCTTTAGATCATGATAAAGGTCAACCATCTGGATGTTTAAACGGATCACAATTTAATAAAACAATTTTAAGTAATGTTTATGTAGAACCGCCGTTAAGTCCTACAAATATGGCTGGTCAGACACAGTTATGTATATTAAAATCCACAGCAAATGATCCGAGACCTACACTTGTAAATTCGGCAGACTATCCTCCAAATGAAGTTGTAACCATTATTCGCAAATCTCCTGGAAGCATATATCAATATACATTTTCAGTAACTGCTTATGTCGAATCATACAACTTTTTACGAGTTATTGGAGGCGTAGCAAATGTAGTGTTTTCATCATAATAAGGAGAATGAGTGGACTTACTATTTTGAATGCTACATATGGAAGTGGTTCGGCATCAAAAGATGTTACAAAAGAAGTATCAGAATTGGTAAGAGATGGAATATTGAATTTGAGTGTATCAACTCATTCTTTGAATGTAGAAGATCCTGCTCCTGGTCAAATAAAAACTTTAAAGATTTCGTATAGCATTAATGGTGGAACTACAAATACAATTGAGGAAATAGATGGTGGATCAGTGAACATAAACGCTCCTCCTGAAAGACATGCGTCGGGTCTTCAAATTAAAAAAGCAGAATATGGTGTTGATGGGAATATGACGGATGTTACAGATGCTTTAAGAAGAAAAATAAACAAAGGATCTATAAACTTAAAAGTTGGATTTAAAGAAGTCGGATTACCTGATCCAAACCCACAAAAACAAAAACATCTTTCTGTTACGTATACGATTAATGGAGCAGAAAACTCAACGACTTTTAAAGATGGAGAAACGTTTCATGTAAGTGCTCCTGCTGTATCTAGTTCTTCAAAAGAAACCCCAAGTGATACAACAAATGATTTTATAAAAATGATTAAGACGTCTGTTATAAGTTTTGCTGGATGGTTTTTTTATACTTTATCAATCAAGACATCTTATAACTTTGGTAATCATTCTACAATACTTGGAGAAAATGGATGGGTATTGGGACTTATTAGTGCTATTATTCCTTATTTTGGATTTTGGGGACTTCCATTGATAATAATGTTTGCTCGACCATTTTATTCTAGCGATTTCACAGCATTATCTACCTAATTAGGTTTAGATACAGTCATCATAAATTATTTAATGGATAAACAATACTGGCAAGAAATTTGGACGCAAATTTGTAATATGGCTTATTATAGAACCGATATTACAGATAGAATTCACACACGAATTAATGAAAATTTATTTAGTGAACTTAAAAAGATAGATTATAAGGAGTATACTTTTGACCATGTATGGTATGAAATAAGCAAAAATAAGAATCCAGATGGTTTACATATAGATGCTCTCATTGTTCCTGAATTGAAAGAAATATATGTTCCACGAGTTTTATTTGAATGTGCTGGTGTTTACGCGTTTTTTACGTATTCGTTTCCGAATTGTATAATTAGTTATTGGGAAGATGATGTAATTTTAATGTAAAAAGTGGACTTTTATTCAGTCTCTTTTCTTTTTATATCTTTTTGAACATACCTACACCAGCCCATCCTGCGAATACATCGCCTTCTGATTTAACTAGGTAAACACGACGAGTCTTGACTCCAACAACATACTCCCTGTCATTCAGAAGCCAAGGCGTAGGGTAAGATTCGAAATCATCATCGGTATCCTCTGGTAGACCTTCTACAAATCTACCATTCTCATTATCCCAGAATGGTCCGACATCTTTTTCCGTTGTGCCTCCCGAATTTGGAGAAACTAGGTTAAGCTTTACTAGTTCATCAGCATCAAGCTTGACTATTTCGGGAGCTACATCCTTTTCAGTCTTAGGAGCACATTTGGTCGCAAATACATCCATATGAAATGCAATGCTATTCTCACGATATTCCTTCTCAGGTAACTTCTCAATATAGTTCTTAAATTCGTCTTTGTGTTTGTTGGTGCATTCAACACCTACCTTATTTAGGCAAGCTGTAAGCTCCTTAGTTAAAGTGAAACGCTTAATACGTTTCTCTTCCTTAGGTTTCTCTTCCTTAGGTTTCTCTTCCTTAGGTTTCTCTTCCTTAGGTTTCTCTTCCTTAGGTTTCTCTTCCTTAGGCTCTTTCTCCTTCTTAGGTTTCTTCTCCTTTACAGGTTTCTCAGTGACTATTGTCTCTACGTTCACACTATTGCTCATCAGTGCGATCTCCTCCTCCAAATTAAAATTGAACTTCTTTGCGATTGCTTGTAAAACTTGAGTTGACATTTTGAATACTTTGATTGGTAGAATACATCTTTCTTAATTTTCTCGAATCCGTTTTTCAGGATTCGTATGCGTTTTTCGATATATTTTAAACAACACAATTATTAACAAATGTCCGATACCGAAGTGGCAAAAGCTCATTTACGCGATCATTTACGTTCTTTATTAATTCCTATCATTTCACAGGGATTTTGGAGTATATATGATTCATCAAAAGAATTATGTGAAAGAAATCAACAATTAGACCAAGTTTTAAGAACTTTTCAAAATATGCTAACAAAAATCCCAGAATGGTCCGAATTAACACTTACCACAGAACTAGACAGAATTCAAAAAGCAACAAAATGTAATTATTTTGAAGATTTATTAATGGGTGTTTTTATTTCGTATATGAAATCATTTGCGTCATTGCATTATAGTAATTCTGTAGAAATACAAATAGATTTTGATCCTCCTACAACATCTAAATTTATTCATGAATTGTATAAACATTCAGCCAGAAAATTATGGCAAACAGCTTATCTTTTTAAAACAACAGGAAGTTCAGAAGAACAAGCAAGAAATCGCCAAGAAATAATGAGTGTTATATCAGGATGCTTAGAACAAGTTATTAGCAGCTTTCTTCCTTGGGAAACTATTACAAAGAAATATTTTGCATTACCCCAATCTCAAAGAGAAACTCTTCCTCAACCTCAACAACAAGAAGATAAGAAATCTGTGACATTTGGTGAAGATTCAGACGAAGAAGATTCGGATGAAGAAGAAACTCCTCCTAAAATAGTTATTACAGATGAAACAGCTGTAATCGATGTTGAAGAATATGTTCCTGAAAAACCATCTGAACAAGAAGTCGAAGAAGATATAATGAATAATTTGGAATCTAAAATCTCAGGGTCCCTCGTTCTAAACGAATAAAGAAATAATTAATCATGAAACAAAAATGATGATTGTAATTGCTGCTTTATCTGTTGCCTTAGTATCTTTCATAATTTACGCCCTTGATAGAAGAGCGAAGAGCGAACCTATATCATGGGAAAGTGCTGGGAAATTATCATTGTTTAGTGGACTTTTAACAGCAGGTGTTGTTTTTTCAACAACACCAGAAGTTATACAACAAGCCACAGAAGTTGTGAAGGAAGTAGTTCCAAAAGCATTAGAATCTGATATGTTTGTTGGAGTTCCTACGTTTTAAAATATAAATTTCAAATTTTATATTTTGGGTATTTTTATTCAAACTATAAAATCAATCTATAAGTAAGACAGAAGTTTCCTCAGGAACATCGAAAGTTTCGTATAAACTTTTTACAGATAAGATTTCTTTTCTTGGAATAGCATTATCTTTACAATATCTTGCTATTGCCTTATATAAATGAAATCCGTGAAATCTATCATGATGTTCATCTTTCTGTGAAAATAAAATACTCTTATCATCAATACTTAACCATTTCATAAATAACTTGAAAACTATATCTTCTTTATACTCTGAATGAGAAGGACCTTCAGGAAATAAATCCCAAAATATAGAAGTAGCAAATCTACACAAATCAAACGAAGCGTTTGGTTTTATTTCGGGATATTTTGGATTATATAAATCTCCACAGTTGTATTGTCCACCTGCTTCTTCATGAAGTTCAAAATGGTCACTTATAAATAGTTTAGGTTCTTTCATTCCTGCAAGTTTTAATGAAAAAACACCCCTTTCAAAATCTATCAATTTAATTATGTATCCAAATGTAGGAACTTTATATAAGACTCCTGTTGAATTATAATACAAAAACTCTTTATCTGTTTCTACATACATCACATTATTTGCATGGAGATCATTATGAGTTAATCCAATTGTTCTTTGTGCGAACGCAAGAGCAAACATAAGCTGAGTTATCCATGCGGTATGTTTTTCTGTATCAAAATTCATCATCATTAATTCAAAAATAGTTCCCTTGCATTTTTCCATAATAGTGATTTGAACAGGAACGTTTTTAAACGTGGCCCACGCAAATGATTCATCCTCTTCTTCTGATTCTTCTGATTCCTCTTCACCCTCTTCTTCTTCACAATCACATGAATGAACACCAAAAATATAAGAAGTTGAAACAGAAGAACTATCTGATTCATCATCATTATTCTTACAAGAATCATCTTTAAATACGTTTGTTATTTCAGACATAGTAACATCTTCTACGGATATAGCCCCAACTTCTTCCATACATTCATCCAATTCTATTGTTTCGCCAAGTTGAAGAGATGGTCTTGTAGATCTTGTATAATTAAATTCATCCGAATTTTGAATTTTTGGAGATAGTTTAAGTTCAAATGTCTTTCCAATATTTTGAGTAAACCAATTACTATTTGATAATTCTTCATAATCATCTGAAATATCGATAGTATGTTCAGATGAAGTTCCTACAAAAACACCATATGTTTTAGGAAAATGTACACATTCTGTTTGAGAAAGAACAGAAGATATAAGAGCACCTAAATATGAAGCATTATTATGATTTTGGATTTTTGTAAAATATGCCGAAGCTTGTTCAGATGAAGTTGGAAGATCTATTGTCTGTCCGTATCTTCCTCTCATCCACTTAAATGGATTTAAAAGCATGGTAACTTTTTTATGGATTTCGGATGTGCCTTTTAATGTTTTAATTTGCGTTTCGTTTAAAACTTCTACGATTTCTTCATCAAGAGAAATACCATAATCTGTAACTCTTTCTAATTCAGATGTTTTAAAAAGTTTTTCAATTGGTGGAAAATATGGCTGAATATTCTCAAATCCCCAATGTTGTCTAATAGAACTTTTTAGATTTGGATATGTATATCTATGAATGGATAAAGGTAAAGACGAACTTCTTAATTCACTATTTGAACTATGTTTTCGTTTTAGCATATTATATGAAACATGTTAATTCATAATAAAAATATTCACGCATTAAGTTAAGATGAACTTTAACATTAAAAAATTTTCTATCGATATGATTCGAGATAAATGTGCTCTCGATTCTAAAAAAGCTCCCGTAATAGTTTTTATAGGAAAACGTGATACAGGTAAATCATTTCTTATTCGCGATATCCTTGCTTCAACTCGTGATTGTTTTCCTGTCGGAACTGTTATATCAGGTTCAGAAGTCGCTAGTCCTTTTTTCCAAGATATTGTTCCTTCTAAATTAATTCATGATAAATATAATTCTTCAATTGTAGCTAGTGCTATAAAACGTCAAATGTCTGTAAAACAAGCACACAATACTTCATTAAGATCTAGTGGTAATTCAAGTATAGATCCAAGAGCGTTCCTTATTTTAGATGATTGTTTATATGATAAGACATGGATGAATGAGGAATCTACACGGTATGTATTTATGAACGGTCGTCATATAGATTTAACAACTATGATTACTATGCAATATCCTTTAGGAGTTCCTCCAAATTTAAGAACAAATATAGATTTTGTATTTATTTTAAGAGAGAACGTTATTGGAAATCGTAAACGTATTTATGATAACTATGCTGGAATGTTTCCTACATTTCAAATGTTTTGTCAGTTTATGGATCAATGCACAGAGAACTATGAATGTCTAGTCGTCTGTAATGGTATCCAATCAAATAAATTAGAAGATCAAGTATTTTGGTATAAGGCACAAGAACATCCGCCTTTTAAATTATGCGATGAATCGTTATGGCAAGATAATAAACCTTTTACAAGTGCAATATTACTTGCTGATGAATATTCGCCCGATAAAATTCACCGTAAAGCTTCTGATCCATGGGTGAAGATTAATAAGAAGACCTCTTAGTTTTTTTATGATGTTTATGTTTTTTCCGAAGAGTCTTTCGTCTACCACCAAGTTTCATTTTACCCAACATTTCTAACAATTCATCATCAGATCTTTCAACCTCATGTTTTTTAATAAGATCAAGTGCCTCATCTACCTTTTTCTTGTATTTTCCAGGATTTCTAAGCATATCATCTACGACACTTCTTGTTTTTGGTTTTGATGATAATTTTTTAAGTAATTCTTGTTCATCCGAAAGTTTTTTAGCAGGAATACCTTTCGTAGAACGAGAAGATGGATTACGAGGAGGTAAAGGTGGTGGAGTTGGTTTTTGTTTCGGTAACGCATCTCTTAAAGACCCCATATCCCAAGATCCGGAAGATTCAGGATCAATTAATGAACTCATTATTAATTTAACTCAGTAAAGAAAATTTACTCATCACGAATCGCTCCTTCGGATGGGTGAAGAGGAGTATTAAATTGCTGTTCGATATCCGCAATTTCTAGAAGACCTGTATCCTTCTTTTGATCTTCTATTTGTTGTTTACGACGCGCATTCTCTTCTTTCTGAGCCTTGATTTTCTCCGCCTTCTCCTCCTCAAAAAAGATATCGCGATTCACTTCATTCTCCTTATACTTTCTCATCATCTCATTTAGTTCTTTGGTTGAATATTCTACATCAGGCATCAAATGTTCAGATGGATCCCATGGCAACCAACATCCAACTTTTCCAATGTACAAATTATCACGAGGATACTTGCGTTGAAGAACCTTAGAATATTGCTGAGTTTCCTCCAAAGAACTAAAAATACGACGAACCTTTACACCACGAACATTTGTTCGGAAATTGACTTTCTCGGTATATTCGGTCTCCAAATCCTTCTCCTTCTTCAAGAGAAAGATCTGCCATTTCTCCTGAACATCAGTGCTTCGTACTTCTTCATTATGAACTTTGGCAAATTCTTGCATATCTCCCATAAGATCATCAATCTTCAAAGAATATTTCTTTGAAAGAAATGCCATAAAATGTTCCATTCCCTTCACCTTCCAATCATAATCAAGCCACTCAATAAATCTCTCCGTGTAAAACTCATTCTTTTGTTTAATAACCTTTTCAGGAGAAATGAAAGAAATGATGGCGTATCTCTGTGTAGGGATTTCAGGATCTTCATCCAAATAATCCACAATTTCTCCGTCTTCAACTTTAGGCAATTCTTCGCGAGGCATTTATTTATGTATTGTCCAATACGTGAAAGTCCCATTCTTTAACGCCGACCTCCGAAATATTTTAATAATGTACCTCCCATTTGCGTAATAGCTCCTGGAACTTCATCAACAGAACATACACCAAACCCCATAAATACAGCTGTTATTTTTACGTATACATCAATAATCAAAAATACTAAGGCTGACCAAGCAGATCCTTTATTACTTGGATCAAAATTTGTTAAATACAAAACCAAAATAAGTAGTAAAAACATGGTCAACGTAATCCCTAATTGAAGAGGGCCAGGTGGAAGATTTGAAAGAATGACCATAGTTCCACCAATAGCAGCTACTTGAAGAACATTACCTGCTAAAATTAGATGATCGCGAGATAAATAAGCATCATCTTCTAAATCATAAATGTAACGAAATAAACCATAAAATGTTGTGCCAAACGAAAACATGATAATTGTCAAAACAAATACCGCAACTCCAACATCATTTAAAGATTTACGACAAACCATTTTATTTATATTTGTTAGAGATTAGTATTTGGCCTACACCCTTTCAACCCCAGAGTTTGTTGTAACATAAGAGGAGCAGGACAACCTTTACATGGACATTGTTTATGACCATGTCCTAATATATGCCCAATTTCATGCGTTACCATATATTGTCGATAATCTAATAAATTTAAGCCACTTTTTTTTGAACCTTCAAACCATCGTTTAGAATTTAAATACATATTACGGCCACCTAATTCAGCACATGATAAATTACCATCTCCACATATTTTTCGAATTGTAGCTGGACTTGATAATCGTATTAAAACACTCTCGCGCTCCAATACATCTTCAAAAAAGTATCCGTATTTTTTCCATCCAGTTGGATCACTTAAATACTCTCTAATATCTAACCCAATTTGAATAGATCGAATATTTCCAATACGATGTTCTTTTTTAACATCGTCATCGATTTGAAATTTATATCTTATGTGTTTCATTATTTTTATCTGAACAATTGTATAAAAATGCCTGAAACAAAAACTCCTTCACCCCCTGGTGTAGATATGTCGGATCTTGTAAGTCGTGCTGTAAAGTATGCCCTCGAAGGTCTTGTAGTAGCAATTGCGGCCTTTTGGCTTCCTAAATTTATGGGAGGAAAGTCCTTGCCACTCTCCCAAGTTGGAATGATTGCCATGGTCGCACTCGCAACGTTCGCCATTCTTGATGTATACGCTCCTTCTGTTGGTTCATCTGCAAGACAAGGTGCTGGGTTCGGTATCGGTGCCCACCTTGTAGGATTTCCTTAAACCCTTTCCATAATTGAATCCATAACATTCGAAATTTGATTTCTAGAAACATCGCCGTAGTAGAATACGCAACCGCGTACTCCTCTATCGCCTATATTATCAAAATTATCAATTGTTATTTCAATTTTTGCGGGTATATTTCCATATGGAGTATAAATCTTTAATCTCCACATATCATTACCAATTGATTTGATTTTACAAGTTAGGTTTTCACTTGTAATGATATTTTTGAGTGTCTTGATAAATTGATTCTTCATTTTCGATCTCTCTTACCTTTAAAAAATGTTTTCCGTTTTTAACGGTTTAGTTGTTACCTGAATTATAGTATTAAATGTTGAGATATAGAGGAAAATGGTTTAATATTCACGCAAAACCTTATGAACCTGAACGTCAAACAAATCAAATTTCTTGGATACAAATACGTGATGGAATGAGTCCTGATAAAGCATATCGAACTTATTTTGAAAAACAAAGAAAAGACGCCAAGATTTTATATCCATCGTTTCGTAAAGATGATAACTGAAATAATTATTTCACTTATTGTTGTTGTTAGTTTTATTGGTATTTATTATGCTATTACAGGAACTCCACCAGGGGCAAGATTAATAGAACAAGAACCACCTATTGATTCAAGATTGGATGATACGCAAGCAACTTTAATGTTTTTTTATACATCTTGGTGTCCTCATTGTAAAACAGCACAAGAACCATGGAAATCTTTGAAACAGGTTATTAAGAATGATAATCTTACATATGGAGGAAAGACTGTATCTTTTGAAGATATTAATGCTGAAACAAATAAGGGAAAAGCCGCTTTATATAAAATTAATGCTTATCCAACATTTAAAGTCATAACAGATAAAAAGGTATATGAAATGTTAGGAAAACCAACTGTTCCAAATTTACGCGAATTCCTCAAGAAAGCCCTTGGAGATGAGAAACCGTCTCATTGAATCAGATGAAAATTTATTAATATCTTGAATATCTAAATCGTTCAAATTTGTTTCAGAATATAATCCTGGATATATAAGTTCTAATGTATTATCCGTCTTTTGATTTTCAATAAAATTCATCACCGAATTATTAAAAATTTGTCGAAAAAATTTCAAAGGAGATACAGATTCAATTGTCTCAGGTGTTATTTTTTCTATTCTATGAGTTTTTAAGGAAATTTGGAGTGCATCCTCGTATCCTCTTCCAAAACAAGGTGTGAATATATCACCATCTACATAAAGTTGTCCGTAAAGTTCTTGTGGTTTAAATACACCCAAAATACACGATGAACATTTAATAGCTTCTAATAAAGGAACATCTCCTGTAAAATAGGTGGGTATACCTTTCGTTATATTTGATGCTACTATATATAAAGGCATACGAGCATGACGTATTTTTGCATCACGAATATTAAATCCAATATCGTCACATACATTACAAACTTGTTTTTCAAATAAATCCATACTGTAAATACCCTTTTCAGGTATGATTGTTATTACATCTTTAAATGTTAACGGAGGACAAAATGTATCAATAGACGCAAGATGTTTTTTGAATGCATTTATAAGGTCATCATTAAACGGAATTTGAAAGGCAACTAAGCTTGCTACCATAGATCCAATAGAAGTTCCATAAACTCCACCTGGAAAATAAAGTTCTTGGTGTTTAGAAAGTTCCTGTAAAGCACCAAAATGTAAAATACCTTTTGCTGCTCCACCACCTAAAATAATTTTTTTAAACGGAAACATTATTATACTTATAAGTAAGCATGCTGAAAGCAAGAGAAATATGGAATGAACAAGAACAACGCCGTTTGAATAGAATGGCAGCAATGGTTCCTGTTATGACACAAATTCAAGCTAAAATACGTCAACAAGCTATTCATAATTCAAATGCACCTTATATAATTTATGAAGTTCCAACATATGTATTTGGATATCCGCTTTTTAAATTAAGTGAAGCTTTGGAGTTTTTAGTTAAAGAGTATTCGTCTGCTGGATATTGGGTATGGATCGTTGAAACAAAATATCTAATGATTTCATGGATAAAACCTGTTAAGACAAGAGATATAGGGAAACCTATTCTTGCTACAAATTATCGCCCTCAGGTTTACGATCCTTCAACGATCGCATTTATGGCAAGAGATCCAAATGAAAACTAGTTATTAAAACAATGGTACGTTCAACAAATGTTATTGAAAAAAGTTTTATGAGTTCAAATATTATTATTTTAGCATTATTTTATACATTGTTTGGAGCTGCTCTTTCTTACATGATGTATCATTTATTTGACGAATTTGATGAACATTGGAGAAATAGAAGTACTGTATTTCAATTAACAGATGTTGGTATTGAAATATCTATCTTAGCTACAATTGCGTTTTGGAGTTCACAGCTTACTGATTATTTACCGCCTTTTCTTCCTGTTCGAAAAGAATTAGATTCATTAGTTGATAATTATATTTCGGGTATGTTTTTCTTGTTTGCTATTTTTGTATTTATGGATGATTTAACAGAGAAACTTAAATATTTATTTCATAAAATACTTGGACCATATTTTAATACTATTTTTCCACAATATGGATCTATTGTAGATTTAACTTTATCTTATAAACCGCGTAAAACGGACAAAACTAAATTCAATTAAAAGAAACATCAAATGGAGTGTCAACATACTCTAATAATTGATGAAGGTGAGAAAGTCTGTACAACATGTGGAACAATTATTGAAAAGGTTATAGATGAAACTGCTGAATGGCGTAATTACGAAGATTCAAAAGGAGATGATAAATGTAGAACTGGATTTGTAACTTCTGATTTATTGCCTGAATCATCTTATGGTTCAATAATTTTACACAAAGCCAATCAATCTGAAAAAATGAAATGTTTACAAAAACTATCATCATGGTCTTTATCATCAAATTCTCAAAGATCATGGATGGGTATATTTGACGCAATACAATTATCATGTTCACACGCAGGTCTCCCAAAAGCAATAATTATGGATGCATGTGGATTATATAAACAATTAGAAGACGCTCAAAAAGTAAGAGGAGAAACGCGTAGAGCAATGATGGGAGCCGCAATATTTGTCGCTTGTCGAAATAATGGAGCACCAAGAAGTCATGAAGAAATCGCAAAAATAATGTTAATTAATATTCGTTCACTTTGTAAAGCTATAACATACTTCTCCTCAACAGATAATACAGTTTTACAAACACAAATAGGTATAGCCGAAAGATTATGCGCTACTCTAAATTTGAACGATGAACAACGTCAAAAAATCATGGATTTATTATACGAAATTTCTCAAAAATCAGAAGATGATTTTGAACATACACCTAAAACAATTGTAGCAGGAGTTGTAGCTTATATAATGGGATTTAAAACAAAAGCATCTATGAAACCTGTTTCAGAAGCTTCAGGTGTATCCGCATTAAGTATACATAAAATTGTAGTAAAGATTTAGTTAAGTTGTCCAGATAAGTTAGTCAATTTATTAGCAAATCTAGAAATAATATCATTTAAAGAAGTTGGTAAAGTTTCCCATACATTATTGGATCCTAGACTAAAACTATTTCCAACACCACTCCGAGGTATTTTTTCACCAGCTGAAGCAGTCCATGTTTTACCATCATCACTTATTAGGATAGAAGCTGGACCAACTAGATTATTTCCAGTAGAAACCCATCTTTTTCCATTCCATAAGATTGTATCGCCATAATCATTAAAAAGAGGTCCTGTTGCGAGATTCCAATTTATTCCATTCGAGCTCCATAAAATTGTCCTACTTGTATTATCTTGTCCAACCGCAACAAATGTTCCATTATGATAATACACATTTGTTCCTTCTCCATAGAATCTTGTACCAGTTCCAAGACTCCAGGTTAAGGCATTATCTGTACTATACATTATAGTATTCGTCTCATTACCAGCACCAGATGCTTGACCAACAGCTACCCATATATTTCCATTACTTACTAAACCATATCCGGCGTATGTAAAATTAGCTCCAGAAACCGTCCAGGTTTTTCCATCATCGTCGCTATAGCATATAGATCCTCCAATGCCAGTTGCGCCTATAGCAACTAATCTTCCTCTTGAATAACTAATTCCATAAAGAGCTGATATAGCTGGTGAGGTAGTAGGAGGAGCCCATGATATTCCATCTAAACTTCTTAATATTATATTAGTTCCAGCTCCAACAGCGACCCATACTCTACCGGTCCATATAACATCCCAACCCTTAGGAGCAACGCCTCCTGTAAAACCATTAGATGCAGGAGTCCATGTTATTCCATCTGGACTTGTTAGTATTGTATTAGCTCCAGTTCCAACAGCTACAAATATCTTACCATTCCATCCAATACCTGTACATGTAGTTAGTGTAAATGTTCCACCTGTGTTTAATATTGACCATGTTTTTCCATAATCAGTGCTTGTAATGATATTCGCTCCATCATACGTAGCCACCATCCTAGAAGGTATAGTATTGGTTAATTGAACATCGTTCAAATTAATTAGATCAGTATAAACATTACGCAAATTAATCATATCTACGGCCGTTGTATATGGAACATTTATTGTTGCTGTAAGATTCAAAGTTGGAGATGCTATCGCATTAATATTACTAAATACTATTTTATTCGGATTAATAACACCCCCGATATTAAACGTTCCATTATTTACAAGTCCATTTAATGGATCAATGCCAGTTATTGTAAAAGAATCTCCAACTTTAAATCCTGTAGTTGAAGTTACAGTTGCTGTAACAATTTTTGTAGTAGGATTAATAGGAGGAATACCTACAACTGTAATTGAAGTTATTGTTGTTGTATAAGGTCCAACTATACTTGGAACAAATACATGGTCTAAAAGATTACGCGTATTTGTGTTTGAAAATGGACCAGTTCCAGCCATTTATTTATTGTTAGTATAGAATGTTTAATTCCTTTTCACACTCAATAAATATGGAGCCTTTGTTTGATTCAACTAACACAAGTCTTGGAGAACGTTATACTTTGTTCCCAATTTCAGATACAGAGCAGGATTTGTATAAACTTTACAAAAAAGCAGTCGCATCTTTCTGGACTGTTGAAGAAATTGATTTCTCAAAAGACCGTGATGATTGGAATAAATTAAATGAATCCGAACAATTCTTTATTAAACAAGTATTGGCTTTCTTTGCAGGATCTGATGGAATTGTCCAAGAAAATTTAGCTACGCGATTTCAAAAAGATATTCAATCTCCTGTTGCTCGATTATTTTACGGAATTCAAAATGCTATGGAAGGTATCCATTCCGAAACATATTCTTTACTTATTGATCAATACGTTCGTAATTCCGATGAAAAACATAAACTATTTCGAGCGATAGATTTAATTCCTTGTATAGCAAAAAAAGCAGAATGGGCTTTGAAATTTATTGAATCTACAGATTCTTATGCAACTCGTTTAGTGGGATTTGCGTGTGTAGAAGGAATATTCTTTAGTGGTTCATTTTGTGCGATTTATTGGTTAAAGAAACGTGGATTATTGCCAGGACTTACATTTTCAAATGAATTAATTTCAAGAGATGAAGGATTACACACTGAATTCGCAGTAACTTTATACCATAAACTTCAACAAAAACTAACAAATGAAGAAATAACAAATATTATAAAAGAAGCAGTAGAGATTGAAACTGATTTTATATGTGAATCTTTGTCTTGTTCATTAATTGGAATGAACGCAAGAGATATGACTTTATATATACAATTTGTAGCAGATCGTTTAGCTGTTCAATTAGGACAAAAAAAGATATACAATTCTATAAACCCATTTGATTTTATGGAATTGATTTCTTTGGAAGGTAAAACTAATTTCTTTGAAAAGAAAGTATCTGAATATTCAAAACCTGGTGTTGGATTTTCCGAAGAAGAAATGACTATAAAGTTTACTGAAGAGTTTTAGCGACATGATAGATTGCTTGGTTTACTTGGATTTCCTAAAAACACGAATATATGGTAACACATCCTTATTTTTGTCTGTTAATGACGATAAAAACTTGGATGGTGCCAAAGTAGCAGCAGCATTTGGATTAAAAGTATATAAATGTGAAATTGATTTATTATCTACTCTGGGGTTAACTAAAGCAGATGAATATCTTTTAAACGCAGTATATTGGGATGAATCGGAGCCGGGCATTTCTTTACGTTTAAAGAAAGAAGGTTTCTTCCGTATAAAATACTAAAATGGAACTTACATATGTAACTATCGTTGTTTTGGCCTCGATGATATTTGTGTTGGCTGGAATTGTAGGATATTTGTATTGGCAACAAACTCGTATGCTTCAACATCTTCAATCTTTAGCTATGGCTCTTGCTTCTTTTGTTGAAAGTCAAAGACACGAACCTCAACCTGAACCTGAGCCTGAACATGTAGAAGAAGAGGACGATAGACTATCTGTTGAAGTTGAAGAAAAAGTTGAAGTTGTGGAAGGTCCGCCAAGCAAAACACCTACCGTTACAGAGGTTGATGTGGATGACCTTGATGAAAAAACTGCTCCTCAACTTCGAGAACTTCTATCCAAGAAGGGAATTCCTTACGGAAAAAGAGATTCTAAGAGCGTTTTGTTACAGCTTTTGAAAGCTTCCTCTTAGTTCTCTTTTTAAGTTTACGAAGTGTTTTACGTCTCGCACCAGTTATAGAAGTATTACGATTATCCGTTGTAGGGGAAATCTTAATGGCTGCATACTTAAACAACTCATGGATTATTTCATCATCACCGTTTTTTTTCGCAAACAACATAGCAGTAAACCCGGTATTTGTCTTAGCATTGACATTAGCCCCACGCTCACACAATTCACGGACTACTTGTAAATAACCTTTTCGGCTTGCGAACATTAGGGAAGTGAAACCATTAACAGTCTTAGCATTCACATTCGCTCCACGATCACACAATTCGCGGACTACTTCTAGACGACCTTTTCGACTTGCTTCCATCAAAGCAGTATCTCCATTATCAACTGTAGAAGCATTCACATTCGCACCTTTTTGAATTAATAATTTAACTATTCCAAGACGACCTTCTCCACTTGCTAACATAAGTGCTGTTGTTTCATGTAATTTAGAATTTGCAAGTTCCGGTGTTTGGGATAATAATTGACCTACTAACTGTGTTTCACCCATTTTAATTGCTGCCATAAATCCAGCAATATCATTTTCTGCCATTCTTATTTTACCTTCACATTAGATTCTTACATACTACAAATGAAGCTTGTTTCTTTTGATGTTGGATTAAGAAATCTAGCTTTTTGTATTTTAGAAGGAACTTCAAGGACAAATATAAAAATTAAAGAATGGAATTTAATTGATGTTATGGCGGAGGAATCAGGAATTATTCCATGTTACAAATGTAAATCTGTTTCAACATGGAAGAAAAAGGATGTCCACTCTTGCACGAAACACAAGACGAAGGAGAAGAGTTATACGAAGACACTTCTAACCAAGATGAGTCTACAGGAACTACAGATATTAGGGAATTCGGTATCCATAGAAAAAAATACAAAAAAGGAATACGTGGACAATCTTTATTCACATTTTTCAGCAAACGCTTGGAAGAGATGTGTAAGATCGTGCAAAGCTGGTTCAGTAGTAGACCTAGCGCCCCTGATCGCCTCATCATTAAAATCCCGAGACACTCTATGGAAGAACTCGAATATGATAATCTTTGAACAACAACCTGATAAAAGAATGATGGCGGTTCAATCAATGATGCATATGTGGTTTATATGTCAAGGTTATAAAGTAAAAGCCGTTTCTGCAGTTCATAAACTAACAAATATTGTAACATTAGAAGATTCTACAAAAACATATAGTGGTCGTAAAAAAACAGGAATTATTCATGCTTCGGCATTAGTTCCTTTAAAGTGGAAAGATTATATGTTAAAACATCCTAAAAAAGATGATTTAGCAGATTGTTTTTTACAAGGATTATGGTATGTGGAAAATGGAAAACAATAATCTGTATTTGTGAATACACAGAATGATTCCTGGTGTATTAGAATTAAATTCAAAAACAAAGTATGGTATGAGTTCAAGAAATGTTCCAAGTTATTTGTTTAGACCTTTGGATACATCATTAGGATTGTGTATTGTAGGATGTTCAAGAAAAGATACAACATCCAATGTTCTTGCTTTAATTACAGTAGAACAATGGACGGAAAAATTAACAAAAGGAAATCTAACAGAAATTATTGGAAATTGTGGTGATCAAATTGCCGAAGAAACCGCATTGTTATTTCAATATTCAATAAGACCTTGGAAGAAATTTAAGGAACCATTTAAAATACCTACTCAGGAATATCCGTTTATTACAGGATATGCGTTTAATGTAGATCCAGCAGGATGTCAAGATATAGATGATGTTGTACTTATAGGCGAGAATGGGTACATATATATAGTTATTGCGGATGTATGTTCATGGGTTTCAGAAAATAAAAGACATTTTGAAATAGCTTCTAAAATAGGTCAAACATTATACAAAGACGGACAAGTTATTGCTCCACTCTTACCATTTCAAGAAGAAATATCTTTATTTCCTGGAAAATTACGAAGAGGTGTGGCTCTAAAATTTAAGTGGGATAAAGAAATAACAGAAATATCATTTGAAAGAATATCATTTATAAATACAGAATCTTTCTCGTATGAAAATATACATTCTTCAAAATATTCGAATCTTTTAATGAATATATCATCTTATCTTGCAAAAAAACAATTAAATGATTCACATGAATGGATTGAACAACTTATGATTTTCTATAATACAGAAACAGCAAAAATATTAATGAAAAAAAATCAAGGGTTTCTAAGATCTCAATCACCACCTGATATTGAAAAACTTGAACTTTATAAATCGTTTGGAGTTGAATTAGCTAATAAATCAGCTTCGTATGTTCCTCCATCAGAAAACGCAAATCATTATGGAACGAACCAAAAATATTGTCATGCCACATCTCCTATTCGTAGATTTGTTGATATTATAAATCAAATGGTTTTGTGTAATGAAATTCCATTTGAATGTTCAATTGATGAAATAAATAAACGAGAAAAATGTTCAAAAAAATATGAAAGAGAAATATTCTTTCTTCGTAAAGTTTTAGAACCTTCAAGAAATATAAACGGAATTGTTTTGAATGATCATCGTATATGGATACCCGAATGGAAAAGAATTATTACATGTGAAAACAATTCAATTCCAGGAAATAAAGGAAAAATAGTATATTCTGTAAATATGAATAATTCAACATGGAAACGTAGATTAGTGTTTAGATTTGAAGATACAGACTGTTTGGAACAACAAACGATCTAACTAATAAATTTCGAACATCTTTCATTTTTTCGATGATTTCAACATCTTTAGAAATAGTAGCTAGATTTATCCATTCATCAACTATATTTGATAGTTTTAGAATAGCTTTAACGAAATTACCATGTTCAACGCCAAATAATTCACAAACATAATCATTTCCATTCATCCACTGCTCTACAATTTCATGCCAATAAGATGTAAGTTCCCAAAATGTTGGTTCGGAGGATATATATTCAATCTTTTTAATACGTTCTGCTTCGGCTAGCATTTGATTATGAAATTCTGTTTTAGTATACGTTTCTTCTGTCTTAACATCTTCTAAGAATGTTGATAGACATAAAACAGTTTCGTGTGCAGTTTTATTATGTAAAAGTTTTTCGTCATAAGCATAAGACATTAATAAAGGATGTCCTTCATGAATTTCAGAAGCAAGAACTCCTTTTAAAGTAAGTTCACCATTAAGATATCCAAATTGTTCTAGAACGTATTTATTATTATCAATCATGAATTGAAAATCTTTTGTTTTTTCTATTAAGTTTTTTAAAGAATCTATATCTTGTAATAATGATTTTTGAGATTTATAAGATTTCCATGCTAATTCCCATTTAGGACCCATATGAGTATTTTGCCATTTTCCTAATTCAGATTGTACAGATCGTCTTTCTGCATTTACAGTTTGTTTTATTTTTAGTTCTAGTTCTTCACGTTTTCTACAATCTTCAAGAGAAGAAACGTCCATAATTTGTTTTGTTTTTTCGAGGAGTTCATCTTCTAATTCTTTCAATTGTTCGTTTCGTTCAGAAGCCCAATATGTATCTCTTTGAATATCTTTTCCAGATTGAAGAGATGATAAAATATAAGAATAATCAAATTTCATCTTTGAATTTAATTCTGCTTTTTTACCAGTCATCATATTTTTAACTTCCGCAGGAGGTTCAGGATCGCGTATAGGAAGATATATGACAATACCTT